TGATTGCCAACTACCGCACCAGAAAAACCAGCACCTACGATTAAAATTTTAATTGCTATACCTCATAATATTTACCAAAATCTTCATACTCACCTGCACGTTTTGCTTGTAAGTCAACCATAGTCTTATATGTTGGAACTTTATTCATTTTACAATGTAAAACAGGTTGTCTTAATTTAACATTATTTATGTTACTAACAACTTCTAAATTATCAACATCATTTGGATAAATCATCTTAGTTGTTTTGTCTTCAACTATAAATTTACATTCATTATGTTTATACATTAATGGTAACCAATAATAATGAAACAATTGTTGTTGCCCTTCAAACTTTAATGTTATTACCACGGTTTAGTTGCCTCAACTACTGCAGAATGTAACGCTCTTATTTTTCCTGGCGTATCAATATTTTTAAAATCAGGTACACCGCTTTCTTGATATGGATATAATTTAACGTTAGTATATCCTATGTCTTTTAAAGTGTCCATCATTTCGGTTCTTCCCCAAAGATAATGGTGTTGACCTTTTTGATGTAGTAAACCAAGTGCACATTGTTCGCGTTTACTTCTATGGCTATTGCCCGGCGGTGAAAATTGTTCTTTCACAATATAAAAATTAAAATAATGTTCAACAAACATTTGTTGATCTGGTGTAAGCTCATCACCACTAACTAAAATGTTTATAAATTCTTCTGGTGGCCAGACAGTTCTTACTACACCACCGGGTTTTAATATTCTTAAAACATCTTTAAAAAAATTTATACCTTGATATTTAAATAAATGTTCGATAAAATGTTCAGAATAAACACCAAAGAATTCATTGTCATTGTATGGTAGTGGTAAATTTGTGGCATCACCTTTTAATACACCTGCATGTGTTGCTAAATTCATGACTTCCCAATTTAATCCTCTTGGTCTTTCAGCTGCTACTTCTAAGAACTTTCCCATATACTTAACTCCGTTTTTTCTAACCTCGGCATATCAAATTTAGTTCTTGCCAAGAAATGATTAATTTTACCGTCAGGTCCACTACGCCACTGATACGGCATTCTATTCCAATGTGTATCTAATTCTGTTACTTCAAAAATTGGTTGTGATAATTGTAGATTGATATACATTTGTTCTGTATATCTTGTATGTAAAATGTAATTGTCAACTGAAGTAAAATGTTTACGAGCTTTTAATCTTCCTTCTTTTGACCAAAGTTGTAGTCCACCATTCATATATCTAAATTTTTCATCAGGATATAATTTACTTTTTGGAAACATCCAGTCTTCTCCCCATAAATGTTTACCATAAGCAATTATGCCTCTTTTATATAAAGGTTGATACATAACTCGACTCAACCAACCTGCTGGTCCACCTGTGTGTACGCCAAGTTCATGCACCATTGCAACATCTTTAATTTCTTTTTCAAAAATGTTTTCACCTACACCGGAATGTATCAACATGTCAAGATCTATTGACAAAATATGATCATATTCGTCATATTTTTCATCGAATACTATTTTTATTGAATCGAGTCTTGGATCTATCTGATCAAAAAATCTATCATGTGATAGTTCATATTCAGCACCACAATAATCGGCATAGGCTTTTGCAGATCTTGAACCAGCTAAAGCCCATTCCGGCATTCTTATACCACCCATATCAGCGTCAAACGATTCATAAGGTATATAATATTGGAATACTAAATTTTTCATTACAAAACTTTTGTTTTATTTTTTCTTGGCTAGTGCCTCTTTACCATAAAATGCCGCTACGATTGCAGCAACAGATACAAAGTAAACTGCAGCCATATCACCTAATATTTTTGCAGCATTATCGAGATTAAATACTGTTGCAGCAATAACAAAAGCAGGATAAAGTAACATGCCGCCAAGAGCAAACCAAGCCATGTTTCTTTGTGCATCTTGTTTTTTATCTTCATTTTCAAGCATCATAAGTTTTTGTTCCATCTCAAACTCTTCATCAGTAACTACACCGTCACCGTCTTTATCAAATGTCGCGTATTTGCTTCCGGGTTCTAATTGTTTTTGTGCAGCCATCGCTAAACTCCTTTATTTTCTTCGCTAACGTTAGTGCATCATCAAATCCTTTTCTTAATGAATTTGATTTATGGCCATCTTTTATAAACCATTCTATATTATCTATATCAGATCCTTCCGGCATATTATAACCTTTAGTGATAAATTCAAATTCAGATCTTAATTGTATTGCTTCAGTTAATTTCATTAGTGACCAAACATCTTTCTTGTTCTATATTCTTTTATTGTGTTATGTAATAAATCAGTCCAGTTATCACGGTGTTCTACAAAGACTGACGGCTTTTCATGGTCCACGTCCATGATGATTACTATATTAGGCACAACCATGCCTGTACGTTCTTCCCACATAATGGAATACGCCGCACCTTGTGCAAAGTAATTAGTAATTTTTTCTTTCTTTTTTATGTAACGAGATGTTTTAAAATCTATGATAGACGGTACACCATTATATTCAGCAATACAGTCACATCTACCAGCCACACCTAAATGATGACTAAATAAGGGAACTTCTAATCCGAATATCTTTCCAATATTTGTATCGAGTACTGGCCTTAGATTTTCAAGGCTTTGTCTTATGTTTGGTAGGAAATCTGTTGTGTCTTCATTATTTAAATATTTTTCAACTATACTGTGGACTCGTGTGCCACGGCCGGAAGCCACGCCACTAACACGATTGGCTTCTTCCTCGCCGACACGTTCACGCCAAGCTTTAATTATATGTTCATTAAGTATGCTTAGAACAGTCGTAACGCTAGGATAAGACTTACCATCAGGAGTACGGTAAGTTCTCCCGCTGTTGGTGGTATTAGCATCCAAGTCTTCATAGCCAATATCAATTTTTTCATGACTAAATGTTTTCTTTATTTTGTTGCCCATAATTATATTTAAAAAGATCTCTCAATTTTTCTTTTTCAACGCAATAGATTGCCTCAGGTGTTAATTCAAAGTTATATGATGCTGCTGCAGTATTGTAAATTCTTTGATACATAACAGATACATAATCTTTACATTCGGCAACACTGCCGAAAGAAGGACTTTGAAATATATATAGAGGTCTATCAATTGACATGGTGTTAGCCATAATAAATGATACCACTAAAAAAATGTTCATATTTTCTCCTATACCTTTATAGTATTTCCTCTTCCAGAATTTTGTTTAATTCTCTTTAAGTTATCTTTCCAACCCTGATCGGTTTTAGATAGGAGACTTCCTTGGTGTGATATAACGCCAGGAAATTTAAGAACTTTAATACAATTATGTTTTTTTAAATATTCTTGTAATTCTTCAGAACTACATTCAATGTCATATTCGTCACCTTCTTCCAAAGGCTTTACTGTATATCTAGGCAACTTGGTATCCTTTCCACCAATCAGGTGCAGGTCTTCCCCAATCCCATTTAGCAAATGGTTTCGCTTGATGGTAATAGTTTCTATATGCTTGAACTGCATCGCCGGGAACCATGCAATCTGGAAAATGACTCATGGCTTGTACGAATTCGGTAAGACCTATATCTGGTATATTTATAGGCGGAGCGGCCAATATTGGACCTAATTTTTTAAAAGTTATGTGTTCTTTTTTTCTACGGAATTGAAATTCTCTGGCCATCGCAACAAAATGTGCATAGTGCCAGTTGTAATTAGCTAAACTTGCTGCTGTCCATGTAGTACATGGATGATATTTGTGTACGGCAAGATAATATAAATCATCACGTATATCACCAAAAGAGTAATAGGTTTGCATAGTTTTGCCGGACTTTGACCTACGTTTTTCTGGTTTACCGTCAAGTAAACGATGTACTGTGCTTAGCATTTGTGCAGATTCAATAATCATTTTTGGAACATGCTTGTCACATAACATTTGTGCAGCAATTATTGGATCTTTATCGAGTATAAAAATATTCATGTTTCACCTTAAATAATAATATAATACCATAGTTTTTACGATTTGTAAACAACTATTTTTTCACTTCATTTGAATTATCTTGTAATAAATTAGGGAAAGCTTCTTCCACAACAGGTCTTGTTATACCTTTTAAATTTTCTTTATTAATCATAGATAAAACAACTTTAGCATCTTCAGGATGTACACCTTCTAATATACCAATAAAAATATTTTCTCTCTTATATTTTGGCATTTTTTCACCTACACCACCTCTTACAAAATATTTAAATTTTGTATTTTCTCTTAGTAAATTTGCGGGGTGATGATGAGCTGGAGATGGTGTATAAGGTGGTTTACCCGTTGGTAAATTCCATTGTACGGTAGAATCCATCGAACCTCTGATTATATCTTTTAAAGCCCATGATTCATTGGTTTTTAAAATCTTAACTTTATCATTACGATTTCTTTGTTTACCAACTTCTTCCAGTATTTCAAATACATATTTTGTCATTAAATAAACTCCTGTACACTTTTAATCAATTCATTACACTTGTTTTTAACAAGGTATGGAAACACCTTACCTCGTCTCATCCAACGTGTATCTGGCTTGTCGTCCATGAAGTTATTTATAATCTGTCTTTTAAGATCATCTGGTGTTTCGGTTAAGTCAATTAATTTCTTATTCCTACAATAGTTACGATACCATGATGCAGCATATAACAATTCACCTTCTTCTAAGTCTTCAATGATTGCATCTACTTTCTTTTGTGACATAGGCTTTTGTCTGAATCCTTCAACAAATACATTATCTTCGGATAAGATGTTTGGTACACCATCGCCTTTATCACCACGTATAATATGATTTTGTAAATACACTCTTGGATTATCTACAGACAATTCTTTTTTAAGAAGAGGAGAAAACTGCCTAACATTTCTAAATTTTTGTAGTTGTAAGAAATCTCTATCAGAAGATACAATCATATATTTTTGTGGATTGAAATCATTGTTGTGATCTGGATTCATAGAAACTAATGTGCCTATAACATCATCGGCTTCACAACCATCAACTTTTATAACTGTATAAGGAAAGTTTTCTGCAATTTCTTCACGTATTTTATTTAAGATACGAAATGCTTCATTCCAATCAAATGTGGAAGTGCCTCTATCTTTTTTACGATTAGCTTTATATTGTGGAAAAGCTTTCCTTCTCCAATTATTAGCTGCGTCGACGGCAAGTATCATTTCGCCATATTCATCTTTGTATCTTTTGTGATACATTCTAAGGGAGTTAAGTATCATATGACGAATCATTTGTTCATCAAAAGTTTTATTGATGATGATACTTGCCAACGCTATGCCACTATAATCAACGATAATCATAAGGCATGTCTCCTATAAACATATACATCCCAGAGTGTGGCATTTTTCATACCACCTTTGGGATCACCAAAGTAATTAAAACCATTAGTTGGTTTTCTACCTTTCTTTTCAACTCTAAATTTTTGAGTTGGTGAGTTGCAAGATCTTACAACCGCTTTAACCATTTCATATTCTTTCATGTCTTCTGGATTTTTTGGATCAAACCTACCAATCCAAGAAGATGATCTATTGTGTTTACCTATAAAGATTCCCATAATAACTACGCTTTCTTCCATGTTGGAAATTCCACATGAACCGCTCCGTCAAAATCAAGAGTAGATTCATGTGCTGATTGCATTTCACCGTCAGGGTATTCTACGTGGTAGTTACCCATACCTAAGTAAGATATTATCTTAACATAATCGTCAGTAAAGTGACATCTTGCAAATTTTAATTTCATTACACTGCCTCCGCTTGTTTAGCAGCAATTTCTGCATCTCGTAGATCTTGTTTGCGAACAAAATCATTGCCAGCCACACACTGCTTGATTGTGAGGAAACCTGTCTTTTCAAAGAAAGACAAAAGGTTTTGAGCAAACTCGCTCCAATGCCTACGCTTTTGAAGACCATAAACAAGTCTTCTATTGATAGGACATTTCATAAACCTATCTTGCTTAGCAAGCACACTGTTAGGAAACCTTCTAATCTTTTCCTGTCTATTAAACATTGCTTGATCTATATTCATAATTTAACTCCCATAAATTTTTATTATAGATATATTCTACCATAGTTTTATGCAAATGTAAAGGAAAAAATGCATTTAAATGAAAAAAAGTGATTAACATATTAATTAAATTTTTTCCAAAAAGAATGAAGTACATAAAACCAAACTGAATTTATTGCAGGCTCTATTAAAGCCACTGCACCAGCTTCCCATATACTTGCACCTGTTATAATACTAACAACCGTCATAGCAATCAGAACATGACCTATAAAAAATATTAAAGACAATGCTAAACTACTGGTTTTTAAAAAATTTTTAAGTTTATCTTTAAACGTAAGTTTGCCGTAAACTGCTCTGTGCCACTCCGGACTTTGTCTAAGTTTCCACAACATCCAATCATAATATCTTTCAGGTTCTGCATCTAAAGGTTTTGGATCAGGTAGTTCGACGTAATCACCAGTTCCTGTCATATCTTGAGTATACTTATTCATTATAAAACTCCTTTACCATTGGAAATATTTTTGATATTGCTTCAGCACACGCAATTGCAACTTCACTACATTCTTTCTGCGTTCCATTTTCAGATCTTAATTCTATAAAGTGTATCCAACTTCGTAATGTTCCATTCATATATAATCTTGAAGTTATCAATCCTTCCGGTAATACTGCTCTTGCTACTTCTTTGGCGATACCTTTTTTGATTGCGGCATTGTAGACTTGCTTACACATCCAGATAACTCTTCTTTGTTCTCTTTCCCAATCGAGTTGGAAAGTTTCATCATCAACTTCGATACTATTTTGTCTATTCTTACTATCTTGTATTCTCGCTTCTCTTGTAACAAAATCTAACTCCTTTACTGGATCCGCATACCTTTGACTAAACTCTTGAAAACTAAAACTTCGATGCCTTAATATTTGTCTGGCAATATCTCTTGTAGTAGTTATCTCAATACATGCATTTACCATTTCAAATGGTGACCAATGTTTATGCTTTATAAGATAATTTAGTAATTTTTTATTTGTTTCTTTATTCATTTGATTTGAAGGATTACTAACTCTTGCAGAAAATGCAATCAATTCTTCTACATCATCGATTCCTACAATACTTGTTGGTTGAGAATAACTAATTAATCTTGCTTCCATTTTTACCTCGTTGCATCTAACATGACTAATATACAAATATAGAAAAAAGCAAATATAAAAACTGGCTTTGCATTTTCAATACGTTTATCAGACTTTGGTTCAGGTTTCTTCCAATCTGCCGGCATATAATCTCTATCCCAAGCATCACGTCTTGTGTCTTGTTTACGCTGATCAATGTGTATAGATCTTGGATCTACTTTATGAGTAAATTTTTCTTCAGGTTTTCTTTTCATTTGCTTTCAACTGTTCTAATAAACTTCGGTATTCTCTTATAACCATTAAACACTTAGGCATATCACTTCTGTAATTTACCCAAAAAGGTCTGTATTCTTTTTCGTGTGTCTTTCCATCTGCATTCATCAAATTTTCTGACAGTTCTTTTTCTAATTCGTTTAATTTTTCTATATCATAAAACATTACATTGTTTCCAATAGTATTGAATTAAAGTTTTCACCATAACCTAAAACACACGATACACCATAAGATGGATGTGTTTCGATGATAGTCCATGTTTTTGTTTCGAGATTTACATACATTCGTAAAGGTAAAGTTGCTGGTGTTGGAGATAAACCATTTGGTTCATCGGGGTCACGAACTTTTGTCAGTTGTATTCCAGAAACAATTAGAAGTTCACCCTTATCTCTTATAACATTAGATACGTGTTTTATATCATCACACATCACCGGTTTTTCATTCCAAGTTCCGGCAAATACACTTTTGCCTGTGATGAATCCACCCCAAAAAGCTAGGCACCATATTATTGCTACTAAATGTTTTATCATAGTTTAAAATCCTTAAATCTTTTTCCAGTTTCTGTTTTATCAAATACTGGAGTATCGTCGGTTAGGGTTTGTTGATTTTCTTCTACGTCAAATAACCGCATCTTTGACCTATCAACACCAATCACAAATCTTTTATGTTGTGTTGGATCATTATACCTATTCTTCAATTGCTTTACCATAAACTGACCTTGTTGTTCAAGTTCTTCGGTAGATATTAAAGCAAACATTAAGTCCGCGGTTGCGGGTAATCCAAAAGACTCACTGGTATCTTCAAGCCCAATATCCGAGTTAGAATAACCACTACGAGTCGTTTGCGTTGCAGAGAAGATCGGTATGTCGAACTCGACCGCAAGGCCACGTAATTCTTCAGCAATTGCTTTAATGTAAGAGTATGAGTTGATTGCACCGCCCATTCCTTTCATTCTTGATGATGCACAGATATTTAAATAATCTATGAATATTAAATCAGGTTCAAACTGTCTTTTCAATTTAAGTTCATTAAGTAATGCACGAAAATGACCTGAATGTGCAGAGCCGGTTGGATATTCTTTTATAATCAATTTACCTGTAGTTTTCTTTGCAATATTATTTACCATTAACGAAAACCTGTCTTTTGATATTTTATCAAGTTGATCGATAGGTACATCAAGTAAATTAGCATCTATTCTTTCTGCAATTCTTTCTTCAGCCATTTCCATTGTAATGTATAAAACATTAAAACCTTGTACTAAAGCTGAGGAAGCAACATGACACATAAATAAAGACTTACCGACACCGGTACCAGCGAGAGCAATATTAAGAGTTTTACGTGGGACACCACCTTTTGTGATTGTATTGAAGTATTCCAAATCGAATGGAAGCCTGTCTTCTTCTGTATGATAAAATTCATATCTTTCTCCTGCATTTTCAACATAATCGTGACCAACTTTTAAATCAAATCCAACACCTAAAGCTTGAGTGAGTAAATCAGGTAATGCACCTTTTGTAAGTTTTTCGTGCTTTCCATCAATAATAGATATTGATTCCATAATTGCAAGATATATTGCACGATCTTGACACCACTTTTCAGTAGTATCAAGCAACCATTTATCATCTACAGTATTACTTGCAAATAATTGTGGTACAATGTCCATGGCCATATTATATTGTTCATCACTTAATTTATCGGCATTATCGAGTTCTATTTTAAACGATTCAGCATTTGGTAGTTTATTATACTTTGCTACAAACTTACCTGCTTCTCGAAATAATATTCGGTATATACCTTCAAAGTAATCTGGCTTAATGAAAGGTAATACCTTACGCATATACTTTTCATCAGTTAACAGATTACGTAATATAGTTTGTTCTAAATTAGTAGGCATAGGCGAGTTTTCTCAATTCCTTATCTATTTCCGCTTGGACCTCTTCAACTCTACTTTCTAAGTAGCTTATTGAAGTATGAATATGTCCTGTGTCTTGTGGTTGTAATTTACTTTTTGCAATGGATATTTCATCCATTAATAATACAAGTCTTTGACTACTAGTTATGTTCATCTTTCACCTCTCTTGTTAATACATTACCTTCTTCAATACCTCTTGCCATTATTTGTTCTAACATAATACCAGCAAACTCTTGAAGTTTTACATTATCTTTTGTCAGTTCAGTGTCTGGTGTGTAAATAATATCAAAGTTAAATGACATATATTTGTCTTTACCTTTTCCATTAAATTTTACTACACCAAACTTCAACACTGTTTCGGTAAACGTGCCTGAAAGTATTCTTACATTCCAAGCTTGTTCATCACCTTTGTCAGGAATTATTTGATAGTGCTTATCCTCAACTAAAACCATTAATGTTGATCCAATTTTTCTAAGTTGACAACATTGTTAAGTATAGAATACTTATTAGTTATATACTGTTTAAAATCGGTTTCTTCAAGAATTGGTTTCCAAAACTCTTCATTTAGTGTATCTTTTTCTCGTACTTTTGGTTCCACCACTTCTCCAGTTGATTTATCAATTCTGCAGTACCAACCAGGGCTGGGCTTACTAACATAATTACCAGACATAGCAACGTCAAGCAAGCCAGACCAGTACTGAACACCGCCGTCCCAACTAACAGAAATAGGTATCTTAGACTTTTCTTTAACATATCTTGATTTCTCCACATTGATAACAAAGTGGTAGCCTTTGATTTCAGTACCTTGCTTATCTTGTTGTCTACCAATAATCCAAATATTATCTGCACTGTAGTATATGCCGGTACCGCCTGATACTACATCCCTAGGAAATAAACCTATTTCCTTATAAGTATGATTAACTGCAAGTAAAGGTATATCTTTCATATTTAAATATGGTGTTGTCATTCTAAACAAACCTTTAAGTGCTTTTGCCCTTGACATATCTGCCACTGACTTTTCATTAATTGCATCTTCTAATTCTTTTTTAGATGCAAGATTACCAACTGAATCTATAATGATTATAACTTTATCACCACGATTCAAACCTTCAAGTTGACTTATCATATCAAACTTAAGTTCTTCCACATTTGTTATTGGTGTATGTAATACACGACTTGTATCAATATCAAAGTTTTCGAAATAAGCTTGAGGTGAACCAAACTCTGAATCATAAAATAATAATACTGCATCATCATATTTTTTCAAATATGCACTTGCCATAATTAAAGCAAATGAAGTTTTAAAATGTTTTGATGGACCTGCCAAAACTGTCAAGCCCGGTGATATACCTCCATCCATAGAACCGGATAAAGCTACGTTTATCATTGGTACATTAGTCGGTACCATATCTTTTTCATTAAAAAATTTGGAATCAGATAGTATTGAAGTGAAATCACTTTTACTATTCTTTTTTAATTTATCCATTATTGACATTCATTTCTCCTACAAATAATATAATTATACCATAAAAGCATCTAATTGTAAAGGTTTATTTTGCTTTTGTATAGATTGTTTTCGATTATCTTGCACCATAAAATCAACATCCCATAGTTGATTGCTTAACCTTCCATCACAGAATCTTAAAACATGTTCTGCCATATCACTTGCAGTAGTGACTGGTACATTTTGGCAAATATGATTTAAATTTTTTAATCCACCTTGCAATATAAAATCTTCAGGTAATCCCATAATACTTAAACATTCTCTTATCGTTAAAAATCTATCTTCATCTGGATGTGTAAGCTTTGTAGGTGCACTGCCTACAAAAGCACCAATATAATTCTTTGGTACATATACACCTCTTCTCATTATGTTTCCACCAGATGCTAATTTTTCATACATAACTTTACAACGTTGT